TCCTGATGTTATGTCTCTTTGTCCCAAATGTGATGGTACAGTTAATGATTGCGCCGAAGATTGTTTTTATAAACCAATTATAGTTAAATTATTATTGGAATATGCTGAATGTGATGTCAATGATGATGTAGCTATACAATCTATTTTTGATCGTGTTCAAGAAATGCATTTTGAGGAATATGGTGGAATACTTCCTTTACAATCTTTTAAGAGTACAGTTCTTGATAAATTTAATGATGTTAAGGATGAGGTTGTAGAAACATGGGATCAAACTCTCGAAAATATGTCAGGATATTTTTGTTTTAAGTGCTTTAATAAAGTTGATCATTTTTGCCCTTGGGTTAAAGAAGATTTATTATTTTTTGGTGATGGTACTAACACTACTGTAGCCGAGAGAGATGATGAAATTTACCATGATGAAAGTCCTTGGTACCAATTTAAACTATGGTTATTTTCCAAAATATTATTATTTTCTGAATATTGGATTATTGGATTAATATTGGAATTTTTCTTTGGAATGTATTGGAAACAGCGCTTAGGTTGGCGTCTATTAGGTGAATTGAGAACTATGAGAGTAGTTTTTAAATGTCTTGGTAATAGAATGGCTAATAAAATGTGCAATGATGATAGAATAATACGTTTTTTAACATTTGTTGCTATAAGTGGTCCTGTTCTATTTACTATCGTTAAATTGATGAAAATGTGGAGTAAACCTGAGGTTCAAGGTAGTCGAATTTCTAAGGAAAGAGAACCTGAACCTCGTGAAAATGAAAGAGTTAATGTATGGCATGCTAAAGAGCATGATGTAACATCCTTTCATATATCTCGACAAAGTGTATCAGCAAACATATGTGATTTTCAAGACAATTTGAATAAATTGAGTGGGAATTGTGTCACTTTTATACTTACGTGTAAAATTGATAATAAAACTGTAACTCGAGTTAACAATGCTGTTTGTATAGGAGGTAGCACTTATCTTCTTAATAATCATGGTGTTTTTGATAAAGGTGATTTTCACATTAACGTGGTAGATGTTATTGATCAAGGATTAGTCCCTAATAATAATTTTCTTGTTACACAATCACAAGTGCATCGATATCCTGAAAAAGATATTGCTATTTTGGAATTGAGAAATTTGATTCCAAAAAAAGATATTAAGAAACTATTTCCCTTGAAACCACTCACTGGCAGATTTAAAGGATCTTATATTGTGAAGAGCCGAATTGGTGGTCATAAGTTCATTGATGTTAAAGCTATCCATGTTGTTGAGGATTATGATACTGATTTAGGAAAGATGAGATCTTTAATAGGAAATGTTACAGATCCTACTGCTAATGGTGATTGTGGTTCTCTTTTGGTGTTAAACACTGAATTAGGTCCTGTACTTGGTGGTATCCATATCATGGGTCAAGATTCTTTGGTAGGATCAATTCCTTTGTGTCAGGATGATATTTTATTTTTCACGGCACATTTACGTCCTTCTATACAGTGTGGTGAACCAGTGATATCAAGTGCTAGCGCACCTCGTAGTATCGGACCTCTTCATCCTAAGGCATATTCATCATATGTTGAGAAAGGTGTTGGCATGATATATGGATCATTTAAGGGTTTTAGACCTAAACACAAGAGTGGTGTTGAATTATCTATGTTATGTCCCCAATACCAACAACTTGGCTATGAAGTGAAATATTGTGCTCCTCAGATGGAAGGTTGGGAACCATGGAGAATTGCTCTTTTAGATATGGTTCAACCTGTTACTGAATTAAGACAAGATGTTATAGAACACTGTGTTGAAGCTTTTACTCAAGATATTTTATACAATATATCGAGAGAAGAGTTAAATACAGTTCATGTAATTGATGATTTCACAGCAGCTAATGGAGCTGCTGGTGTAGCTTATGTTGATTGTATGAAGCGTGGCACTAGTATGGGAAATCCTTGGAAAACTTCTAAACGGCATTTTATGAAATCGATTCCAGCTCGAGGTTTTAATCTTGATCCTATTGAATTTACGCCTGAAGTTATGGATAGGGTTCGTGATTGTGAGAAGAAGTATTTGAATGATACAAGGTATATGCCAGTATATAATGCAAATCTCAAAGATGAACCAGTAACTTTTAAGAAGAAGAAGGATTGTAAAACTCGTGTTTTCATGGGTGCTCCGGTCGAGTTCACTTTTGTAGAAAGAAAATACTTGTTGTGTATTTCCAGATTAATTCAAAATAATAGGATATTATTTGAATCTGGTCCTGGAACTGTATCTCAGTCTATTGAGTGGCAGGAATTACATGATCACATTACTCAATTTGGTAAAAAACGAATGGTAGCTGGTGATTATAAAGCTTTTGATAAGAAAATGCCAGCATCACTTATTTTAGCTGCTTTTGATATTATTTATAATATCTGTAGTAGTGCAGGTTATACTGATGATGAATTGAAGATGGTGCGAGGTATTGCTTCAGATGTTGCGTATCCTCTTGTTGACTTTGATGGTGAACTTTTACAATTTGCTGGATCCAACCCTTCTGGTCATTCTTTAACCGTTATTATCAATGGATTAGTTAATTGCCTTTATATGCGATATTGTTATTGCGTATTAGGTGATGGAACTTGTTGGAATTTCAAAAAAGATGTGGCTCTTTTTACATATGGTGATGATAATGTGATGGGAGTACGTGAAGGTGTTGATTGGTTTAATCACACTTCTATACAACAATCTTTAGGTGCTGTGGGAATTGTTTATACTATGGCTGATAAAATTGCTGTTTCTGAACCATTTATTCATATTGATAGTGTTTCATTTTTGAAAAGGACTTTTAGATTAGATGAAGATATTGGAGCAATTGTTTGCCCTTTAGAACATGATTCTATTGAAAAATCTTTGATGATAAATGTAAGGAGTAAGTGTATGACTCCAGAAGATCAAACAATTGAAGCAATGGGAGGTGCATTACGTGAATATTTTTGGTATGGTCGAGAAACCTTTGAGATCAAAAGATCAATGTTTTTTAAATTGATCAGATCTAATGGTTTACAACCATATGCTGAGAACAACCCTTTACCAACTTGGGATGAACTTGTGAAGAAATTTTGGATTTCTTCAGGTTCCCCATAAGTTAAAGTCGG